CCGGCGCGTTTCTGCTCATAAGCGTTCAATCCCGATGTCACGGCGCCAACCAATGTGCCCGCGATAACTGCTGCAGTCATTCCCATGATCAAAGTTCCTTAAAAAATAAAAGATGCTTTCTGCCCTGCACTCTCTTTTTGAGTGCCTTAGCCAGAGGAGAATCCTCGGGCACGTCCCATAGGAAAAACTTGGCGCCTGCCTCGATTGCTTTACGTTCTGCCAGCACTGCCAAGCGGCCGCCGATTGATGTATTGCGATATTCCGGCGCCAGATAGATCGCATCGTTTTGCGCGAAGGTCTCGCCGCTGTGCTGGTGAGTAAAGACAAAGACCGAAGCAAACCCGATGGGCTTGCCCTGGTCTTCCACAATGAGGCCGAAAGAGTCCGTGCCTTCGCTTAAGATCTTGTAGATCGAACGATCCGGAACAGCCCTGCGGTTAGGCAAGCCTGCCTCCGACATTGCCGAGTCAATAAGCTCGCGGCAACGGTCAATGATTTCAACTAAGGACGCGTCAATGATTTTCATGAGCCCATTGTCTAGGCTCAGACGCAGGGTTTGTGGACGGTGTTACGAGCTCCAATACTCGGATTCAAAGGCTTCCTGAGGATCGTAGGAATCATTCACGCCATAGATGGCGCGCTCCATACTGCGAGAGAGTTTCGGAGCCACGGGAGCGGCAAAGGTTAGAGCAAGAGCATCAGCTAAGTCAGGAGATCGTCCGATGCGCTCCTTGAGCTTATCTTTGGCCTCGAGGATCTTAGGGCCTTTAGGCGTGTAGCCGTAAGTCGGAGCGCCTAAGTCTCCCTGTAAAATAGGATCCGGAGGAATAGCACCGCCCTGCTTAATCCATTGAGCCATGTGCCACCACATCTCCATGCGGCGGTTTGCGAATTGTTCCTTGTCGATGGCCTGCGCACCGAAGGGAACCTCCACGACATCAAAGCGCATCTGGCGAAGTCTGTCGATTACGCCTTGTCCGGCGCCTGAGTCAATGAATACGGCCTCGGGTTTTTCTTTGGCCATTTCTACCGCGATGCGATCAGCCAATGCCATGTTGTCAAACTTCCGGATAACAATCGGCTCAAAGGCAACGAGCCCTCTGCGCTTAAAGATGACCGAGGCATCGGATCCGAAGCGTGCAACGTCAATGCCATAGATAAGGGGAGCGCCCATGTATTCGCTCTCTCGATAGAACTTATTGGCCGCGGCACGAATATCGTCAATCGGAATCAAGCCGTTGTCCTGAGCGGCCGAGAAGTCACAGAGAAACTCTTGCCGGAACTCGTTCTCAGACATTTCGACCTTGAGCGCCGCCAGTTCCTTTTCATCAATGACATGGGTTTGCTCAACGGAATAAAGCATTGCACTCCAATCCGGATCACCTTTGCTCATGAGGTTCAAAGCCTGATCGTAGATCTGCGAGAAGAGGTTGATGCCTTTAGGCGTTCCGATAAAAGCGGCCCACCCTTTTCTGTCAGCCAGTGCCGGTCGAATCACTTCTCCCCAGAGCGTGGGTTTAATCTGCGCAACCTCGTCGATCACAACTCCGTCAAAGTACATACCTCTCAAAGCATCCGGATTATCAGCACCGAAGATTCGGATCGTTGCGCCGTTTGGCAAAAGGATCGAGAGCTTTTGTTCGTTGATCGAGATTGCAGGTATTTGCGACGTGTAATGCTTCAGGTATCCCCAAGCGATCTGCTCGGCCTGATTACGGAATGGAGCAAGGTAGGCGTACATGCCGCGCTCTTTGCGGTCTGTAATGGCCCGCTTGATGAGGTGATTCACAGACAGAACGGTCTTGCCTAAGCGTCGGTGAGCAACCAGAACGCAGAATCGATGTGTCTCGAGCTGTTTGTGAATCTCGTCCTGGGGAAAGCGGGGACGGTAGGGAATCACGACTTTCATTCTTCCGTCTCCGTCTGCTTCTTGCCGTCATCCCAAACAAACTCGATCTTGCCTTCTAACTTGCTCTCGTTGTCTTTCGAGTAGGCGCCTAAGTGTTTGCCGAGCATGTCATAAGCCTTAAGCAGAGACGGTGCATCCTTGAGGCCCATGATCACTTCGCCGTCTTCGTTCTGATAAACGGGGATTTTCTCAGACAAAGTTTCTCGGATCTCCAGGAGCTCTTCCCGCCACTTCTGCACTGTGTATCCGGTCTTTTCTTCCATGATTTTTCGCCTCCTATCAAGCTCTGAAATGACTAAAGGATTTTTAAGGAGTTGAGATCCTTGAATCGCCGCTGTTTTTGCCGAATATCCAGCGATTTTTGCCGCATCAGTTGCAGTTTTACCCTTCATATATTCATTGATGAACTTAAGCTGCATGCTGGAGAGTTTTTTCTTTCTGTCTTTTTTCACTTCTGTCTCCGATATGCGTGCGGAATCTTTCCCCGGATCAATCCCGTGCAAATGGCAAAGACGGTGCTTCGAGGCATTTCCATCATCCGGGCAATTTGCCGATAACTGAATGCCTCGCCGCGCAACTGCAGGACAAGATCAACTTCCCTGTCGGTGTATTTCGCATGAGGCGAATCCTCACCGATCGGCACACCCAATCGAGACACGGCAATCATGCGTTTATCGGAAAAAGAATTCGGGGAACTCACGCTTCACCAGAATGATTGCTTTATCGATAACTTGCCGGCGCCGCATTGACTCAGGCGGCAGGGCCTTTGCTTCTGCGGCGGCTGACTGCAGAAACTCTGCAGCCCTTCTTGGCAGAAGAGTTGCGGTTCCTAAGGGAGCCTTCGGGTTGGTTTGTTCTTCATTCTTTCGGGGCATCGCTAAAACTCCTGATAAGTCCACCCCTTACCACGCTCCGGATAAACAACGAGCATGCGGAAAGGGTACTCAGTCGCGCAGACCTTTGTCTTCACTTTCGCGTCGTCTGCGAAGAACTTGGGCGATCCCTTAACCTCATGCAGTTCGAGCTGATCTTCAGCCGTAAGCACAAGAAAATCGGGGTTATACCAACAAGTATCCGCGGCGATTTTGAGCTTTATGGACTCGAACCAGTAGGCCTTGATCCTGCCTGCGATGCGCTCGGATTCCAGATAAGCCGCATAAGCTTTCTCCGTCTCATTCATCTGGCCGGCTTTCATTCGGCCCTTGGCAAACCCGTTCTTTTTGCCTCCGACAAAACCGCTGATTTTCTTGAGAACAATGGGGCCGGCCTTAGTTTTTGTTTTGGCAAGCAGCTCCTTGTACGCAGGATCATCCGTGCTTTTAAATCTCATCATGGACATGATTGTTGTTCCCTCCTGGGTATGGTTGTTATTTGAATTGGGTAGGCATGACAGCGCGCCGATTTCCGGAGAAGATGTCCCGAAGCGTTCGGACAGGAATATCCATCTTTCGTGAAATCTCCCGCAGGGAAAGACCTGCAAGCCTGAGATCAAAGCAGTGAATCAAGTCCTGATCCGAATACTTCGCCTTTGGGCTGGACACTCCGACACGTACTGACGCATCCGACAAGAGGACGGTGGACGGGTCAAGACCGAGCTCGGAAAAACTCTGGATATTGGCTCTTAACTCGGTCAATCGTTCTCGATATGCGCAGATTTCGTTGTACCGCTGTTTCTCCTTCTCTAAGTCCGACAGAT